ATCCAGATCTATCTGAAATAGCAAGTGCATGTTTACCTGAAGCAAATGTAGTCATAATTAAGCGTTAGGATAGTAAACCTTAGGTGCAATATAAGTACTTGTAATATCCGCATCCTCTTTTACGGCTCTAGCCAATTCATCCTCATAATAAAGTTTTAATTCTTGTGATCTTTGCGGAACATTTTTTTGTGATAAATAAAATGCTAATCCTGCAGTCATACAAGGAGCAAATCTATAAGGTACATTACTTGCATTCGTATAAGCGCCCGCATCTTGTATTCTTCTTACATAATATAAATTTAATTTATTTCCATCTTCCGCGGCACCTGGAGTTAGGTATAAAGTTATGATTGTTCGGTCAATAAATCTTTGTACAAAAAAAGAAGTAGGAGTTCCAGTTGCTGTTTTATTAGAATAACCTTGATACTGAGATCGACTCACTTCCGTCATGGGAGAATCAATACTTGTAGAAGTAATTCTATAATTAACTTCTAATATATTATCCATTCCTGTAGCATGTTGAGTAACTGCATCGGCACTTGAATGCGTAGCCGCCGTCGTGCCATTAGATCCACGAACTCCTCCTGTAAGATTTGCTGCTCCAGTTGCTGCAGATTTTCCCGTGTATCTAATTGTTTCAGAGTTAACAGTAATTGTTCCTCCTCCTTGATCAGCACCAGGCATATCTTTGACTTCTGTTAAAGGAATATCTGTAACAGATGCATTAATTCCTGCAGATAAAGTAGTTGTTAAACCGTTGGACGCCCCATCGGCCGGGGACCTATAACTCGTGTAAACATTTTGATTTTCGACTAAAGTAAAACCTTGATTAGCAACTTCCCAATAATGAAGTCCTCTATTACTCCATTCAGAAAATAAAAGATTTAAAGATCGTTTGGCTGTTTTTAATTGATAACCTGAAACGTTTTGTAGACCAATTCTTTCATAAGCTTCTTCTACGATTTCATCAACCGGAAGAGTTTTATCAAAGGTGTAAGAATGAGAAGTAGTGTTAGCCACAAGTCCTCCTAACCGTAGAAGATCGTAACTTTATCTACCCCACCTGTTAGCTCAGCAAAAGCTCCCGTTGGGCAATAAATTCCATTACCTGGAATATCTATTTGATAAACTGAATCTTCCCCTGCTGTTCCTGATCCTGCAGGTACATCGAATGTGGCAAGAACAGTTGCACTTATAGAACCATCTCTAATTACTATAGTTCCTAAAGCTGCCTCGCTTACATAATAAATTCCTAGTACCCTCGCTGGTCCAGCGAATATATTTCCATCGGTTGTAAGATGCGTTGCTTTTACATCTACTGAATAACCACTCATAATTTTTTCTCCTTAGTCGTGAGCTCCCGAAGGAGCTCACAAAGTTTATTTATTACGCGTCCGCAAACGGTGTTGCTATGGTACCTGAGCCTATTAAACCAGCTCTAACAAAGTACTTAGCACTTGCTATTGCAGTACACTCTATCCAACTGCCAACGATACCACCTGTTGTAGTACCATTAAACGTCATGACGTCATTAGTTGCTGCCGCCACGAATGTTTCTCCAGTTTCTTCACTATCAATACCAGTATAGACAGCACCGTAAAATTTATCAGTTCCGTCTGTTTTGATATCCATGTCTGTTGCTAAAGTTTCTACCCAAAATAGATACGTAGTTCCAAGATTACTTAGAACGTTGTAATCATTTGTTCCAGCTACAGCTGAAGAACTTCCAGATGTAATTGAGGGTAAAGTAAATTTACCATCGGCATCATTACAAGTTAAAACTCTACCTGCATGAGAAGCGACTGTTAAAGATGTGTCAGCTGTTAAGCTAACTACTGCTTTAGGTCCGAAACTAATAAAACCATTTAATGATCTTACTGGTCCCGAAAACGTTGTATTTGCCATAATTATAATCCTCCTAGATTATGTAGATCTAGTCTCTAGGCCGTCGACTATACGCGTCTAGATCTAATTAATAATTGTATAGTACTTAATCTATAACGCAGATTTGCGTTCAGCGCAAGGTATCCCTGTCAAAATGTATGATTTTTGATAGCGCTTAAGTGGCTATCGAAACTTCGGCCTGGGCTTCGTTTATTTTAGTTTGAAGCGTTTGTTCTTCAAACTCTTTGGCAATGATCTCTTTAACAATCTCCTGAATTTTTTTATCGATATGTCCCATGTGTAATGTATATCTACCTTCCTTCAGGTGCTCCTGTTGCCACTCTAGTTCCAAGGACCGTTTCGTAGTGTATAGGTCTTCGGTCATTTATAACCTCCTCATAGGTTATCCATTTACGATCTTTCCTCGTAAATCCATTAGATTCGAACTTTACCTCATTTTTTCCCAGCTTGTCAAGGATTGATTTTTCAATACCTTCTGGGGTGTCTTCAGCTGAAACGTTAAAATCAGCAGAATAGCCGTAAGCAAGAATCTGTACTCGGAAGTTTTTCATAGGTAATTTCTGTCTTTATAGTCAAAATGGGGCGATTTTGAGGCCGCCCCATTAATTTTCTTTATGTATTACGCACCTTCAACACCGAAGATACCTCTAGGGTCTGATACGCCAAAAACGTATCTTGCTCTAGCTTTGTATCTAACGTTGCCAGTATCGAAATCGCCTTCCATCTTAGTTGTAAGAGGGGCTCTATCGAAGTGTTTCATACCATTAGGGACATCTGTGATTATGTACCAAGCATCCGTATCTGTTAGGTAGTTGTTCACTCTATAACCTTGAGGAATCATACCCATAGATTTGATAGCATTGATGTCATTATCAGCAGTTCCAACTCTACCTTGAGATTTCATCAATCTCTCAGCAGTGAACTGACCAGCAGATGGCACAATCATCTTTGTACCTCTAGCAGCAATTTTTAAACCACGTTCGTCAGTTAGTGCAGCGATATCAATTAACGCTTGCTCTAACGATGTTTCGTTTAAGTCTGCTTGAGTAGTGAGAGTATTTGAGAAACTCCCTGCTAGTGTAGTGTGAGATGTGTTAAACAAAGAAACACCGTCACCCGAATCAAAGTTATCCGTAGAAGGTAAACCTTGAATTAAAGGGTAAACAGCTTTCACTTGTTTAGTGTTTGCCATGGATCGTGCTAGTGCTTTTGTATAACGAGAAGCAAGTTTGTCATACAGGTTATCTTCAATAGCTTCCTCAGTGATTGCGAAAGCGAGAGCAATTGTCTCGTTCGTATATCTTGCTGTGAAAGTTTCTTGCGCATTGTCATAAGTTACCCCTTGTCCTTCTGGTTTAACTGATGCATTTGCGAAACCTGACAACATAACTTCTTCTTCAAAAGCTCTGTCAGATGACTCAGTGACGTATATTTCCGCCGACTGATTTTCGTATTGTTTATACTCAAGTCCAAATAGTGCATTTAGACCTGGTTCTAGTTCTTTGACTAGCTGATTACGTGATATTGCCATTGTCTATGCTCCTATTATGTTAGAACCGCACCGTTGTAGTAAACTGATTCATTCAATCTAACTACCCAGTTGCTGTTCGCTGAACCTGTGTCGCTGTTATCTGGATCTTCTGATAAACGGATAATTCTCCATTGACCAGTTGCTCCAGTACTTACTACTGTCCCCGAAATTTCTTCCTTCGAATGACCATTAATAGTAGACCCTGCAACATAAGTATTAGTATCAACTAAATTACCTACAGATGCTTGAGTCAGAGTACCAGCGGTTTGAACCTCAAATAATTGTTGAGGGTTATCATAACAATACGCGTTTATTTTCCCAGTCGTGATATTAACAGCGCCTGGGTAATAGTTTTTCCATGTTGGTTTAGAAGTGGTTGGATCTGTATAGAAACAGCCATTAAAAACACCAAAGTTCAATGTATCTTCATCAATAGCGGCTACTGAAATGTAACCTACTTGTACTGCGTTACTGTTTGCATCGGTTGCTGTGGAATTGTAATTCCCCAGCATGCAAAGGTCACCTTGATAAATCGCTGACGTTGAATTGTCATAGATTTGATACTTTGACGTACCTTGTGTTTCATAGCTTGATCCCATTCCGCCAACTGCTCTAAAGCCAAATGGAGCGTCTTTATTTGCCATGTTTGGTTCTCCTTGTAAAACTACTATCCGTAGTTTTACGGTTTATAAAATTTCGTTGGTTTGAGAATTGTTAAAAAATTAACGTTTCCTGTTACCACCGAAGGTTGTACGAGACTGTCGATCGATGTCGATCGGCATACTCCTATGCTGTTCCTTCATTAAATCGTTATCTACTGCGTCCATCTGCTCTTGGCCTAATTTGCCAAAATATTTTGCTCGTTGACGCGCGATTTCTTCAGGTACCCTTGTCAGCACAAGGCCTCCGTGCCCGATCACCCCGGCATACTTGCCATCTGATATTACTGGGAAGTCATCCTCTGGATATTGGTCGCCTCTTACTAATTCATAACCAGATCTTAATCTGCCTTGAATATTCTTAGTGTCGACGTATCCTAGAATTTCTACCCTGACCCATCTGTGTCTGAATCCAGTTGGCGCGTTGGGTGTATCTAAGTACGATGGTGGAGCCCAAACTTGTTTACGTTTTTCTTTTGCTCTTGTCTGGCTCGCACGGGAAGTTTTCTTATCTTCGTTTTTCATATGCTATTCTCCCTCCGTGAGTCTTAGTTGTCTTGCATACTCTTCTAGTGGCACACGCAATTTTTTAGCGATTGCTACTTGTGAAGGTGTGAGTTTCACACTTTTGCGACCAGTCTTTGAACTACGCGTTGCAGAGGCAACGTTTTGTGTAGGTTTACTAATCGTTCTTTCTACAGTATTACCAAATTTTTGGGGGAATTCAAGTCTTATTCTCTTATCAATTTCTTCATAATAAGAATCCGACTTTGGATCAAACCCTTCTTCTTCAGTAAGCTTTCTATGTAGATCAAAAGCTGTGTAGGTCATGGCGTTATCTTTGCCAAACCATTCGTTCTTTTCCGCCCAATCCTCTGCTTTTGGATCTGGTGGCGGGGTTTGTTGAGTTGGATATTGAGCTGCAGGTCCCTGCTTTCTTCTAGTCTCATTAGCAGTTTCTTCCATTTTTTGTCTGCTTTTGATTTCGGCAAGCTTCCCTTGTTCATATCCTAATTGTGAGATAGCCGTTAAAGCTTCAACTTCAGCTTTTTTATCGTCTGCTTCTCTTGAAGCACCGAGTTTAGCTTGGGCTGCTGCTAAAGATGATTGAATTCTATTCTCCATTTCTTTGGCATAATCCCTGTCCAAAGTTGTGGCTGTATGAGTCAATTCATCTCGTTCTCTCATTACACGTTTAGCATAAGTGACCGCTTCTTCTTTTTGTCTCTCAGCCTCACGCATTTTTCTGGTAAGTTTAGCGATACGTTTTTTAACGCCTTCACTATACTCTTCCATTTCTTTCTTCTGTTCTGGTTCTTTTACTTCTTCCTTTTTGTCTGGTTCGCTAGCCTGAACATCAGGCTGCTTATCAGGTTCCGCAGGTGTGTCAGCGGGCTTATCACTGTCTTGAGTAGTTTTTTCATCTTTTACTTCTCCTCCTTCAGCTTTTTTATCTAAATCAATTTCGGTTGCTTTTTCGTCAGCTTCACCAACATCAATTAGGTCTTCTGTCTTTTTGTTCTCTTCTGGCATAGTTCCTCCCTATGATTAAAAATCGTGGAATATATCTTCGGGGTTTTCCACGGTCGCTAGAACTTCATCATCATTGAGAAGTCTAACTTCACCCCCATCTATTTTAATTCTAGATCCGGCGTATCTAGCAAAAATAACCCAACTTCCTTTTTTACACCAAGGTCCATCGGGATATCTTTCTTTGTCTTTGTAACAATCCGGTCCTAATGCGAGAACTAATCCACAAGTCGATGCCACTTGAGCTCGTTCTACTACATCATCCGTTATAAGAATTCCTCCTTTAGTTTTATCTTTCATTTTAAAAGGTAAAACTAAAATTCTCCAACCAGTTGGTAAAGGCAATTTAGCGTGTTCGGATGTTAAATCTTTTTCTTCTTTTTTAGGTTCTTGATCGTATTTTTCTTGAAGGGCGTCCCTATGTTTTGGGACTTCCTTTGGGTTTGATACTGATAACTGTTCCGTCATTTTTTTGCTCCTTTTTATTTAGCAGGCTGGATATTTCCTGACTCATGTACTGATAGGTACGGAGTTGCCCTAACATATACTGATATTTCTCCATATTGTCAACACCGCCTGAAACCATGGCAGCAACCACATCATCGTGTCTCATTTTAATGATTCTTCTAATTTTATCTACATAAGTAAAATCGTCCATTATTTTTTTCTCCTTTTTGTTTTCTTCTTCTTTCCTCTAGGCTTACTACCGTAAGTATCTGTCCAATCCCTAGCAATTTTAGGATGTTTCTTCCATAAATAACGTCGTTGTTTTTCTGATTTAAAAGGCATTATTTCAATAACCAATCAAAAAATTTACTTAAATAGTTCTTTCCTTTTTTGGGAGAACGTCCCTTGACCCAGGCTTCATTCCAAAAAGGTGTACTCTTATCATCCCCTCGATAATGACCTTTTTTAGTTCTGGCTCTTTTATGTTTTTTCTTTTTCCGGGATTTCATAATCTTTTAATACCTGTAATTTTTCTTCGGCACTTGCCACTTTATGTAACTGACAATCTAATTCTTTTTGATGGTTTAAATGTTCACTAACCCCAACAGAATTCTCTAAAAGTAATTTAATCACAGCATCTGCTGCTGCAATGTCTGCCTCATATTGTTTCTCTAATGCGTCTATTAAGACTGCTCTCATTAAGCTGATTTTCTTTCTCTCGCCATTTTCTTGAATGTTTTTGCTAATGCTTTAGCTCTTCCTGTACATCCTGGTTTCGTAATAGGAGTACATTTTCCTTTCGTTCCCCTTTTCTTGATTGAAGCTGTAGCTTTCTGAATCCACTTGCCGTCTTTAGCTCCAACACGTCCGCCTGTAGCATAGCCCCGATTCAATTCTGAATGGACTCTAGAGATTTCAGCTCTGCGATTTGGATTTGAAGGTTTAGCTTCGACACGACCTAGTTCTTCTAAAAGATCAGTTCGTCCGCCACCATAATATTTAGCTCTTCCACCAGAAGCATACTTTTTTACTTTACTCTTCATTGGAAATGCTGCTGTTGAATCAAAATATTGTGGCATTATCTGTTGATTTTTCCTCTTTTACGCTTGCCCCATTTTCCGTAGGACTCATCTCTTCTAGCTTTAAAAGATTGTTTTTTAGTTGATTCTTTTCCACGTCTTGCACTGATAGATTCGTCTTCTCTATCTTTGTAACCTTGTTTCTTAGCTTTGCCACCTTTCTTCATACCACTTCCGTATGGAAATCGGACATTGCTTCTTACTCCGTTTTGTCTCATTATTTTTTCCCCTTCATTAAGGCTCTACCAAAACCACGTTTAGCGATTCCAGTAACTTTGCCACCTTTTTTAAAACCAGCTCCACCACTGAATACTCTATCCGGTCTAACTGTAGTGTGATCTGCAAATGGAATATCATCCATACGATGACCAAACCACTTTACTCCTCGGCCTGCTTCATCGTGAGTGTCGCCTACAGCTTTTGCTTTTGCTCTTTTAGCTAATGCCGCAGCGCCTAAACCTGCTGCTATAAGAGGAGCAGCTTTCTTTAAAAATTTTTTTATTTTTTTACGTGCCATAATATTATCCTTGTTAATTGTTAATATAACTTACTTCTAAATGCAAGTCTATTTCTTCTTGCCTCCATTTCTCCATATTTGAGTTCCCTTTATACCAAAAACACTCGCTACAACCAAGATCCACAAATTGGTGAACCATGTCGGAAGTGTCGAGAAATACTCAAAAAAGAGTTTGACCTTGTCCATGGCCTGCGGATCCTCACTTATAACTGCCCAGGCGAGCACCCCTATGGGCGCTGAAAGTATGAGCAAAATAAATTCGTCTTTCCAGTCTGATTGACGGGCTTCTAAAAGTTTGCCCTGGTAAGATTCCTCACCTCGGGCCATCTTCTCTGCATGCATCAATTGTGCATCAGACATAGCCATCTTAGTTCTTTGTCTGTTGGAATATATTTTACTACCTGCTTGTAAGGCTAATTTTGCTAGACCAAACCAAGCCATATTAGAACCAGGTTGCTGTTTTATTCTTACT